TCTCGGGGTAGGCGTAGCGGTCGTACTCCTGGAGATCGTCGGTGGGCCAGTGGAGCGCGACGAGGTGCTGGTCGGGCTCATTCTGGAGCGCGGCATCGAGGTAGCGCAGTCGCGGCTCGCCCGTGTCGTCGTCGTCGCCGAGGAACCAGCGCACCCGGTCGATCCCGGCCCGCACGCTCCCCGCGCCCTTCTTCGTCATCAGCGCGATGGGCTTGCCCTGCACACTGAGCTTGGAGCCCAGCATCCGGTTCAGGGTGTCCACGCGCTCCTGCGGACCCTCCGAGACCACGGCGCGCACGTCGTAGGCCTGCTGCAACTCCACGATGAGCTTGGCCCAGTCGTCGAAGGCCCGGCGCGTCGCGTACCAGACCTTGACACGGAAGGCGTGTCCCTTCTCGTCCACCCCCCACAGCTTGATGACCGTGGGGTCCGGCTTGTAGCCGTAGTCGGTCGAGATCCCGAACCAGGCGACCGCCCGCTCCTCAAAGTCGGGCTCGAACACCAGCCCATCCACGGGCTCCGGCTTCTCGGGCACCAGCCACCACTCGCGGTAATCGTCCTTGTGGCGCTTGAGCTTGTCCCGATGCACCAGCTCGCCACGGACGACGTGCTTGGCCTCGTCGAACTCGGGGTAGACCTGCCCGCTCACATCGACCCACAGGCCGTCCACGAGCCGCGCCTTCTCAAGCGGGGAGAGCCCGCCGAGGCGGCGCATGTACTCCGCGCCCTGGCTGGTCCACGTGCCCCGCTGCGCGTCGTAGAACTTGGGGTTGTCGCGGATCGTAACCTTGATGCGCTGCATCTGATTGGTCGCCCGCGCCTTCGCCGGGTCGAGGCCGAGCACCGCGCACACCTCGTCGCTGAGGTCCATCTTCCGGTCGGCGCGTAGGTTGAGCCAGTGCCGCTTGGGGCCGGGGTTGCAGTCCGCGATCATCAACGAGAACGGCCTGCCGTTACGCTGCACGTAGAAGCGACGGACACGCGTGGACAAGCGCTCCCAAGCCGATTGAAGCATCTCCGTGGCCTCGACCGCCCAGATCACGTCGTATTGCGTGGACATGATGCGATCCGGGTTGTCGAGCCCGCCCAGGTCGATCCGTGAGCAGCCGCGATAGGTGATGCCGTCCACCACCGTCTCCGCCTCGGGGTAGTCGTATTGCTGCCGCGAGCTGCGCGCCCGCTCCGGCGTGAGCACCGGGTGCCCCGTGCCCCAGATCTCGCTTTCCAGCGTGTCTAGGACGGAGTTGTTGAGCGAGATCCGCGTCTGGCGTACGAGCAACACACGGATACCCGGATAGGCGGTACATAGCGCGTCGATGAGCGCCCCGCCCGAGTACGTTTTGCCACCGCCGACCCCACCTTCGAGCAGCACCTCGGGATGCGTCGCCCGAAATAGCTCGACCGTACGCGGCGTAACCGTAAGCGCCCGCACCATAGGCGGCTACTCGCCCTCGGCGCTGAGGTCGATGTCCACGTCCTGCACCTCGCCATCCGCGTCCAGCACCTTCGCCTGCACGCTCTCGACCCCGAGCAACCTCGCGCCCTCCGGCGTGTGGACCAGCCCCATCGGCTGCACCCCCTGGATCTCCACCGTCGTCGTCGCCTTGCCCACCAAGTGGTCCGCGTAATAGCGGTTCAGGCTGCCGAACGAGGGGTTGTCGGGGTCGCACGCCGCAGCGAGCCCAACGCGAAGGAGCGCCCGCCCAACGTCCTCCTCGGGAGCGCCCGCAAACGACTGCTGGGCCACCTCGTCGAGCACGTCACGCCACCGCTTCGGCTTCTTCTTGCCTTTTGCCATCGCGCCCCTTATACCCTCGAAGGCCCGTTGTCCAGCGGGAAAAGTGTAGGGATTCGCTACACATCGGCCCCAGTTTTCCAAATCGCGCTTCCCCACGTGTTGCGCGGCGCTTTCGGGCTTCGGATTTATCGCGCCCATAAGTGAGGCGTGCTGCCCGACTTAGGTGCTTGGCGCCGGTTTGGAGCGTTGCGCCCCTGTTGCATTGCCGATATCTTGGGTGCAGGTCGAGCGATGGGCGCTTGGCCTACCACTACCGCACTCAGGAGTACAACATGAGCCACTTCAGCGTCCTCGTCGTGACCGACGAAGAACCTACAAGCAAAGTCCTTGCGCGCACCCTTCAGCCCTGGCACGAGTTTGAATGCACGGGGAATGACGACGAGTACGTCGTTTCCGTGGACATCACTGACGAGACGCGCAGCGATTTCAGCAGGCCTCGCGCAATCGAGCCACCCCAGGGGGTTGACGACTTCGCCACTTTCGCCGCCGAGTGGCATGGCTATGAGGTCCTGACCCTTGGGCCGGACGGCGAGCCGATTGGCCTGAACCTGAGCGGCGAGCACCAGTTCGGCTACATCACACTGGACCCCAAGACGGGCGACGCGCGTGTGCTCCGTCGAACCAACCCTAACCGGAAGTGGGACTGGTACGTGGTTGGGGGGCGATGGCCGGACCAGCTACTGCTCAAGGATGGCAAGCGGGCCAACTGCGCACGAGTTGGCGACATCGACTTTGAACAGATGCGATCCGTGAACGGCCTGGGGGCTGGCTCGGCACCCCTTGAGGTGTTCGCCTGCGTCCACGGTGGGGTCTGGCTTGAGCGCGGGAAAATGGGCTATTTCGCCTGCGTGAGCAACGAGAAGGGTCCGGCAGACTGGAACGCGGAACTGGCCGCCATCTTCGACTGCCTCAAGCCCGACAACTACCTGACGGTCGTTGACTGTCACATCTAGCCGCCACCACCACACTGCTACACGGAGTAAGCCATGAGCACCGAATCCGAGACCGGACCGAGCCAGATCGACCCGAAGCACCTAAAGACTGCCCGCACGTGGGTGGCTCGCTACCACGACAAATCGGCGTCAAGGGCGCTGACCTTGCTCAACCTGAACGTGGCCGTCGCGTCTGGGAACTTCCCCTTGGAGGCCCTGGAAGCCCTCCTCTGGCTTGCGAAGCCCAGCGCGGAGGAGTCCTGATGCCTTTCGGAGACCAGCACTCGCAACAGGCCGCGATGGACCAGCGACTCGCTCACCCAGGAGCGGACACGCCGCGAACAGATGTTATGGCGCTTCTGGACAGCGTTGAGGCGCTGGGAGCGGAGCCCGAGGAGCTGCTTGACATGCTCGATGAGGGAGAGGGCGGGCCGCTTGGCGCTATCCTGACCACCCCGCTCGCCGCGCACATCGTGTTCTGCTACGCCACCACCACTATTGCCACCACCAAGGAGATCACCCAATGAGCACCAAACTACCCGAATGGATCGAGGCGCTGGCCTTCGACCAGGACATTCCCGAGCACCCCCCAGAGCGCGTCGTCAACCTTGACGACCTGCGGAGGGCCTGGGCGAAGCGAACCCCGCAGCCGGGCTTCCAGGCGCTCCTCCAGGTTGCGCGCGACACCGCCGACCACTTCGCGTTCACCAACGCGCCGCTGGGCAAAAGGGCGCGGGCTGCGATCACGGAGGCCACCCCATGAACACCCACTACAAAATCCCCGACGGCCTCTCGCCCGAGGCTGACCTCTACATGCGAATGGATCGCATCCTTGACCGACTGCACGAGCGAGGGGCGGGCCTCCTGCCAGGACTTGGCCGTGATTGGCGCGAGTACCCGCACGGAACGCTGCGCAGGCTCGCCAAGCAGGTCCATCGCTGCGCCGAGCGCGCCAACGTGCGGCGAGACTACGACGCAGACCGCGATTTCGAGCAGACGCTGACCGTCTGGCTGGACCTCCTGCTGCCGATGGTGCCCGAGTGTGACCGCGAGATCGCTCGGCGCGGTTTCTGGACGGTGTTTGACGGGGAGGGTGAAGTATGAGCACGCCGATTCCAGACGACTACCGCCCGCCGATAAAGGCTCAGTTCAAGGCAGAGGTATCGATATTGCGGTTCAATGGATCTAGCGACGGATACAGGGTGGAGATCAAGGACCGGGACAGCGGGGCAAGGATGCTCGTGATCCTCAGCCTTGAAGAGTTTGCTCGCTGCCTTGGCGGGCTCGTTAGCGATGCTGCGGGTCAGGCGATTCGCCTGCCACTCTTTGGAACGACCGAGGAGCGCAAGAGCGAACTTGTCCCCCACAGCGCCAGCAGCTACCTCCCGTCGGATGCGCCGCGAACACCCGAAGAGGACGAGTCTCTGCGGCCCTTCGAGGTGGACGGGTGGCGGGGTCACACTACAGATATGCGCAACCAGCACCGAGGTGACGGCAAGGGAAGCTGCCGAGTTGGCTTCTCGCGGGACGTTCTCATTGAGGGTGGGGGGGAAGAGGCATGAAGGGCCGCATCATCGCCGGGGACGGCATCACTTCCCCCATCGAGCGTGAGGCGCTGTGCCCCACCTGCGAAGACACCGAGAGCACCTGTGTGGCGTGCCGCGAGCCCGAGGGCCGATGTGACTGCGCGTGGGACTCACCTGAGTTTCAGCGCGACCTGATCGACAACTACTGGGGCGGGGACTCCTGCTTGGAGTTGTCGGTCGAGGTGCGCGAGGAGGCGTTCCGCGAGGAGCACCGGACCCGATTCAAGACCTGTGAGCTTTGCCCGGAGCGCTGACATGCCACGGCCTAAGATCCTGGACCCGCTGGCGCTGACCATCATGCTCGCCATCGCCTTCATCACCCTCTACCTCGTTTTCGCTATGGACATCACCGCTTTCTTTCCCACGCTGTTTGCAGTCACGATCCTCATCACCGGCATCGCCGGACTCGCGACACTCCTCGCCTGTAGCTTGGAGCGCATCGAGGGCGTGAACGACCCCGGATACATCTCGAAAGAGGTGGTCCGCAAGGCTGCCTCAACATCAGAGCTGGAGGGGGAGTGATGGAGAAATGTAAGGAGGAGGTGTGGCACGGATACTCTAGTAGTCGATGTTCCCGCAACGCCAAACGCGACGGCTACTGCACCCAGCATCACCCCGAAACGAAGGCTGAGCGTAAACGCAAGCAGGCAGCGCGATGGGAGTTCATGCGCGATAGGAAGCGCGCTGAGCGCGAGGCGAGAGCGCTCAGGGATCGCAAAGCCGCAGCTCTGGATGAACTCCTGGACGGCTTAGAAGGCCTCGCCAGCAGCGTGGCATCAACGTGGGTCTGCGAAGAGATCGCCAAGTTGACCAAATCAGCCCGGAGCGCGTGTGCTTCGGGAGAGGAGGAGTAGTGGAGGACCAGAGCGCCGTTTACTGGGCTCGGAGGCGGGCAGAGAACCGGACCCCGGCTTTCACGCCCGCCCCGATGTCCCCGTGGGTCGCCCGCGTGGCGAAACAGATCGAACACTCGCAACTCGGAGCATCCCGCGCCGAGCACCCCGAAACCCCAAACCCAGGACCCCAAGTGAACCAGTACGCACTCACCCTCACCTACGAAGTCAGCGGCGTCGAGAAGGTCGAGCAGATCGCCCTCGACCGCACCCAGTCCGCCGCCTACTCGGTGGCGCTCCAGGAGGCCGACGGCGGCTTGATCGAGGTCTCGGTCTCGCTCGCCGCCGAGCCCTCCTAACCGAACTCCCGCCGCCAGCCGGGCTGTGGTGGCCCAAAAGCCCTCGATGGGGAACGGCGGCGCGGGGGTGCTGAAACTGGCAAAGCCCCATCGAGGCACCTTTCACCCCTCCCCGAGCTGCGGGCTCGCCGGGGAGGGGCTTCACCACCGAGCCCGAGTACACCCCCTAGAAAGGAGTTGGATATGTTTGGATGGAAGGAGTTGAAGCGTCGCGTTTTCGAGCTTGAAGGGCGACTGGAAACCGCTGAAGGCCATGCCCTCGACGCAGCTGCGCGCGCCAGGGGGCTAGAGGGGCAGCAGGGCGGGATGCGGACGCGTATTACCGATCTCGGCTTTCGCATTCACGCGCTGTATGCCCGCGTAACCGAGTTGGAGGGCAAGCCCGCCGAATCCGAGAGTCCCGCACCGAAGGTCTCACTTCCACTTGGGATCAAGCCCACGGATGAAGAGCGAGCCCTCTTCACCCCCTGGGGGCTTCAAGAGCGAACGCTGCGAAGGGCCGTCGCGGTCAAGCGCTTGCTGGAGAGCGAGGATCGTGCGTTCACCAGCGACGAAGTCTTTGACCACATCGAAACCTTGATGCTCTCGACCGCAAGCGCCCGGATGACCGGGGTGCCGACAGTCGTGCGGGGCTTCGAGCTGTTCGCGAGCACCGTCGGGCTTGGCCTTTACCGCGCAGACAAGTGGAGCCGCTGATGATCGACATCAACTTCACGGGCCGCATCGACGACATGCCCATCGGGGACTACCACGCCCTGCCGCACCTCAGCTCGTCGGGGGTTCCTTACATCCTCACGAGCCCCGCGCACTACAAGCAGAAGGTGTGGACCGACTCGAAGGCAAAGCGCATCGGAGGCGCTGTCCACTTGCTGCTGCTGGAGCCCGAGAAGGTGGCGAAGTTCATGCCGAAGATGCCCGAGCTTGATCGGGGGCCGGGTGGCGGAATCACCAAGAAGGGCCGCGAGGAGAAAGCCGCGTGGATGGCGAGTCTGTCGAAGGATGTGCTGCTGCTCGACGACGAGGAGCGCGGGGTCGCCGAGAAATGCGCCGCCGCCATCCGCGAGCACCCCTACACCCAGAACCTCGCCTTCCTCTGCCCACAGCGGAGCGAGCGCGAAGTGAGCCTTTTCTTCACCGTCGAGACCGAGGAGGGGCCGTGCCACATGCGGGCGCGACCCGACTCCATCGTGCCCGGCCTCGCCTGCATGTTCGACCTCAAGACGACGATGGACGCGGAGCCGAACGCGCTACGCAGGCACGCCGAGAACTACGGGTGGCACCGTCAAGCCGCGCTCTACACGCGAGCCGCTGCCGCCTGTGGAGTCGAGTTGCGCGACGAGCGCATGGTTTTCGTGGCCGTCGAGAAGTCAGAGCCGTTCGGCGTGCGTTTCGTGGCCTACGACGACGACGCGCTGGAGCAGGGCGACCGCGACGTGATGCGCGCCGCGACGATCTGGGCGCGCTGCCACCGGACCGGAGAGTGGCCCAGCTACCCCAACCGCATCGACACACTTCACCTTTCCCCCTGGATGATTGACTCGGAGTAGAGAGATATGAGCAACGACACGACAAAGGAACTGGGTCGCATTGCGTCCGTCAAATTCGGAATCGATGGCTACCAAGAGGCCATGATCGGCCTGTTCGTTACCCTCAACTTTAGTGGGGGCGGCACGCAGGTGTCCGAGTGCGCGTGGGACCCCAGCATCGTCGAGCGCAGCGAGCACGCCGCGTGGACCGAGGAGGAGCGTGGCAGGAAGCTGGAGGGCATCATGCGTAAGGTGTCGGAGCTGCTCAAGCAGGCTAAGGTCAGAGACGTGAATGCCCTCGTGGGCATCCCGGTCGAAGTCGAAACCAGGGGTCTTGAAGTGCTCTCGTGGCGCATCCTTGAGGAGGTACTGTAAACATGAGCAACGACACCAAGAACGAAGCCCTCGAAGTCTATGAGGCGCAGAAGGCCGACCGCTTCACGATGGCAAAAGCGCTCGCGCATTCCGACCTGTGCCCTGCGCAGTTTCGCGGCAAGCCCGCCGACATCCTGATCGTGATGCGGCAAGCCGAGGTGCTGGGCTGCGACCCGCAGAGCGCCCTTTCCAACATGTTCGTCGTGAAGGGCACGCCGGGCTACTCGTCCAAGTTCCTAATCGCGCAGGCGAACAGGCACGGCGTGTTCGATGGCCCGATCCGCTACAAGACCGAGGGGCGTGGGCGTGATGCCGTCGTCACCGCATGGGCGAAGCTCCGCGATGGCAGCACCGTCGAAGGCGTGCCCGTCGGGTGGGAGATGGCCGAGGCCGCTGGCTGGACCAAGAACCCGAAGTACCGCGAGATCCCGGAAGTCATGTATCGATACCGAAGTGCGGCCTTCCTGATTCGCACGACCTGTCCCGAGGCGACGATGGGGATGCTCTCCGTCGAGGAGCTGGAGGACATGAGCTACGCCGAGCGCGCCCGCGACGTGACCCCGGAGCCTTCACGCCTGGAGATCGTCGCGCAGGGAGGCGAGCCCGATCCGGTCGAGGAGCCCGCCGAAGTCCACCCCGAAGAGCCGGAGCCTGCGCTCGCCGAGGACGACATCGACACGCGGATCATGCGCGGAGAGGACATCCCCGACGGAGAGCTGTTTGGAAACGTGGAAGCGCCTGCGGAGGACCCGGCATGAAGATCACCATTACGTCAGACGCGCACCAGTGGATCGTCAACGAGGTCACCATGGCGGGCGAGAAGTCGCGCACTCCCGGCGCGGAAGTCGTGAAGCCCGTGAGCTACCATCCAAGCATTGAACACGCGGTACGCTCAGCGTGCGACCGGGCGCTGCGGCGCAGGTGGCCTCCGGGGGGTGCGGAGTTGGCGGCGGTCGCACATTTGGTCCTGGACAGTATGCGGGACGTGCGGGAAGCCATCACCCGTAGCGCAGAGTTCGAGTGCCTGGAGGACGAAGCATGAGCGCCACCGAAAAGCTCTCTTCAGTCGAGCGTCGCGAAATGATCGAGGCCCTGGATGCGACCGATGCGTTCCGGCGCGAGGTCATCCAAAGGCACACCTTCATCGCTGCGGCCACGAATCACATCAAGTTCGCGTTCATCGGAGAGCGTGACGGCCTGCCCGGTGTTGGAGCGCTGGTGGCGACGATCAACGGCAAACCGTTTTTCGGGGATATCAACTTGGACGCAGTTGCCGAGTTGAACGCTGGTATGGGTGGAGAGCACGTCAAGTCACGGCTTGCCGATATCTGCCGCGAGCTGATCGCCGAGGCCATTCTGCAAGCAGTCCCCGATTCGGTGATTGGGGAGGTCCTTATGGCGCTGGGTCAACGCGTGGACGGAGGTGGCCGATGAACGCCAAGCCCCTGCCGTGTGCGGTGTGTGGATCGGATCCAATCCTCAGACCCTTGTCCTTCGGGCACGGTTTCAGCAATTTTTCCTGCCCGCAATATAGCTATAGGGAAACGTGGAAAGGGGGACATCCGGAAAGCCTGGCACGTCGCGTCCGCGAATGGAACGAGCGCCAGCGGTCTATCCGCAACCTCATGCGCGAAGGTATCCCCAAGTTCGATGCCGCAAACGCGAAGGCCGACCCGCGAGGCTGGGCATGAGGCTCGACCTGCCGCCATGCGGGAGCTGCGGCTCGGAGCCGCTCGTCAAGCGCACGAAGCGCGGACGCGTCACCACCATCGTTGTGGCGCACCCGGACGGAGTGGACTGCGAGCACGTGGACTACTGCGAGCAGACGCGGTCGAGCCTGCAAGGGCTGGCCGTGAAGTGCGCGACCAGAGCCTGGACTCGGATCTGCGGGGGAGGCGAGGCGTGAAGCCGGAGCCCGACCTGTCCATCCCCGGCCTTGAGCGCCCGCCCTACCCCGTGGGGCACCCGCAATACCTTGTTCCGATCTTTCACTGGATCATCCCAGGAGAGACCGGGGAGGAGCTGGGGGAGAGGCGGCGCGTGTTCACCCTCGCTGCGAAGCGCCTCGCGCTGAAGGACACCGGGCGCGAGTTGTCGGACAGTGAGTTCTGGTTCGGGGTGCTATCAGAACTGCACCTCGCTCAACTCGACCTGGACCTCTTCGAGTGGTGCGTGGAATGGCTGTGGGAGAGCCCACCCGTTTCGCCCGAGTGAACGCGGCCCCCGGAGACGTGGCTTGCACCGCGCTCGGGGGGCCGCTACTCTTTGAACGTGAGACGAGCCGAGTCGGTCGGCGCGCCTCCCACCTTTACCCCTAGCAACTTAGGAGGTCAGGCGATGCCTGATGATAAGCAAAGCGGCGACTTGTCGCCACTACGATTCGCGCCCCTCACCATCGGTGGCGACTGGAGCCAGTTCGATCCCCTGCTTCTCGTTCACCTCGCCGACCGTTACGGCGACTTCTTGAAGGGAACGCGGCCACAGGCCGACCCGAACGGACTCCTGTACGGCATGACGCGCGACCTCGTTGCTGAGCGCGAGTGTGGCGAAACAGTCATGTCCGCGATCCTCTTCCGCCCGTCCTCCATCGACCACGCCGTCAACCCTCCAGCTTACTGGGAGGACGACCCGCTCATCATGGTGCCCCTCTCACACATTGTGGCCGTCGCCTGCGGCGTCGAGGACAGCGACGATGAGTAGCGCCACCTGGGACGCCAACCGATACCCCTACTACAAGCGCTGGGCCAAGGACTTCCTCTCGTCCGGGCGCGTTCTCGCCATGAACCACCTGCAAAGGTCGATCTACTCGATCTTGCTGGACCGCTCCTGGGTCGAAGACGGCCTTCCGACGGACATGGACGAACTCGCCATACTGGCTCTATGCACACCGGACGAGATCCGCGAAGCGTGGACTCAGCCGCTCTCCGGCGCTTTCGTCGAAACTGACGGGCGGCTACGCAACCCGAAGCAGGAGGAGGTCCGCGCCGCCATGATCCGCACCAGCGAGGGCAAGGCAAAGGGCGGGAGGAGGGGGAAACCGGGCGCGACTTCCGGTAAGCGAAAGAGTCTTTCGGAATCCTCAGCTAAGCGTAAAGACTCTTTGCATTCAGAGTCAGAGTCAGAGTCAGAGTCAGACTCTCCTGCGGAGAGATGTGGCGCTAACGCGCCCGCTCCCCCCCGCGCCAAGAAACGCATCAATGGCAAGGCGGAACTTGCGGCAGCCCTGGACGCCACCCCTCCCGAGATCCGGTCCTGGATCGAGCCCCACTTCGAGCGATACAGGCAAGCGCGCGTGGACATGAAGGCCCCGCCGTGGAAGTCCGGGCGGTGGCGCGAGATGGTCGGCCTGCTGGCCCCCAGAGGCGAGGGCTTCGTCAGGCAGCGTGTGCGCGACGCTGAGGCGTCTTCGTGGAAAAGGCTCTGGTTTCCCGACGACGAGCAGAAGTCCTCTCAGGCGCGCCCTCAGGGCGCTCAAGCGGGACGCTGGTACAAAGGCCCCCCGCTCAAGGACGTTGAGGCCCGTCAGAGGCGCATGAAGATCCACGACCGCTACCGCGAGCGGGCCGGGAACTTCATGCTGTCCGAGGAGGAGACGCTGGAGATGGCGCGGGCCGACGGGGACCGGGAGATGCACGAGTACGACTGGATGACGGGGATGCGCGACGACCCGCCGCCGAGGAATGGCGCGGTGATCGATGTCACGCCGGGAGGTGGGCGACGGTGAGCGTGCAGGACAGGACGGGTCGGGTGGTTGTCTGGTTCTCCTGCGGCGCAGCCAGCGCGTGCGCGGCCAAGCTCGCGGTCGAGAAGTACCGGGGGCGACGGCCCGTACACGTCGTCTACTGCGACACCCTGGCCTACGAGCACGAGGACAATCGGCGCTTCATGGCCGACGTGGAGGAGTGGATCGGGCAGCGCATCGAGATCGTCAAGTCAGAGAAGTACGAGGACATCTTCGACGTGTTCCGCAAGCGCCGCTACATCGTTGGGGTGCGCGGCGCGCCCTGTACGACCGAACTCAAGAAGAAGGTCCGCGAGGCGTACCAAAGGCCGGACGACACGCAGATTCTCGGCATGACCGCCGACGAGTCACACCGGATCGAGAGGTTCGAGGACGGCAACAACGGGCTCGACCTGGACTGGATCTTGGAGGACGCGGGGATCGACAAGGCTGACTGCTACCAGATGCTCACGGACGCAGGCATCGAACTGCCGATGATGTACCGTCTCGGATACCAGAACAACAACTGCATCGGCTGTGTGAAGGGACAGTCGGGGTACTGGAACAAGATCCGGCGCGACTTCCCCGAGGCGTTCGAGCGCATGGCGAAGTTGGAGCGCGAGATCGGGGCCGCGATCAACAAGCGGTACGAAGACGGGGAGCGCATCCGGGTTTTCCTGGACGAGTTGGACCCCGAAGCCGGACTCGCCGTGCCGCTGCCCGACATCGAGTGTGGGGCCTTTTGCGTTCCGCCACCTGGGCACGACCCAGGGTTCGCGGGAGAGGCCCCCCTGTTCCACGGAGAGCACCTCAAATGACACAGGACAAGCCCGCGCTCGCGGCGCTCGTGGTGCAGGTGCTCACGCGGCGCTACCCGAAACAACCGATGGGGGAAGGCGAGCGCGAGGACTGGCTGCGCGCCGCGATGGAGGGCGACCCGTTGGTCTACCTCGAAGCCGCGTGGGAGTGGTACGCGGAGCACGCCGAGGGGAAGTTCCGGCCCTACCCCGGCCAGCTTCGGCGCGAGGTCTCGGACAAGTGGGCGCCCGATCAGAGGCCGTACCTAAGCCTCGCGGCAGCCGTGCGAGCGTCCGGGGAGGAGCCGCAGGCCGAGGGGTTGGCGATCCTGATTGGGCGCATGGGGAGCTGGTCCTGGGATGGGGCGGTCGAGGGGCCAATCACCCCGAGCCTGGAGCGGGAGTGGCTGCGCGCCAACCACGAGCACCGGGTCTGGGCCTTCGCCCGCGACCGGATGATGCGGCGCGGCACCCCACCGTGGAACCCGACCGAGTCGAAGGGTATCGCCATCCCGTCGGGGGCGCACTTCCACGAGGCCCTGTGCCAGCCTGCGCGACGGGGCGACGTTCCGCGACTCGGGATCGGGGAGGCGCTCGCGGGCGCGAAGCGGCTCGGAGGGGGGGAGTGATGTCGGACTGGCACATACTGGGCATCGAGGGGGTCGCAGTGGTGGGGTACGAGGAGGGCGTGGACGAAGTCCGCTTGCAACTCAATGGTCCGTGCCGCGACCTGACAAGAGATCAGGCGCGTGAACTTGCAGACCTCCTGACCTACGCCACTGAGGCATCGGAACCCGGCTACTGGGAAGACAACCCAATCGACACGGATCCCGGAGGCACCCGTGCATAAGATCCGAGAGATCCGCGAGACCAAGATCCTGACGCGGCTCAAGCGCATCAAGCTCGTGCTGCTCAAGGCCGCGCAGGGACAGCGCATCACGCAGAGGGAAGCGCGGGCCGCGCTCAAGGACTTCGTGGACGTGGAGAACCTGCGGAACACTCCGCCGCCCGCGAGGACGCTCACCACGCTCAAGGCGATCATCGAGGCTGAGGAGCGCGTGATGTCCCGGCTTCGGCGGGGCGCAACCCTCACCGAGATCCAACACATCTGCGGCCACGTCCGCTCCACGATCAACAGGCACCGCGACTCGCTTGCTGCGCACGGCTGCCTCACCCGCCTTTACCCCGGAGTCGAGACCTGGGGGAACTGGGTGAGCACCGAGTACGGGAGAGACAACGTCGATAAGTGGATTGAGGTCAGGGACTTAGCGAAAAAGGATCGAGAAGAGCGGAGAGCGCTTGAAGCGGGCCGCTGGGGCAACTAAAGTTGCGTACAGCGTTGGGCCGATGGGGTCCGGCGCACAACGTCTAGCCAAGGAGTAGAACGTGCAGGACAAGAAGAAGCGCCGGAAGCGCAAGACGACGCGGCAGGTGGTGTTCGAGAAGTTCGTGGCTCGGGGCTCTCGGGGCCTAACCGATCAGGAGTTGGACGACATCACGCCGAAGTGGATGTCATCGAACAGCACGCGGCCTCGGCGCATCGACTTGGTGCGCGACGGGCTGGTAAAGCCTACGAAGCAGAAGCGTGAGACGCGCTCCGGCAGGCTGGCCACGGTCTGGGTGGTGAAGCGATGATCTCCGTCAACATCAGAGGGCTCGTCGCCGCCCTGAAGTCGATGCCGAACGAGCCGCTTCAGGAGGAGTTGGGCATCGGCAGCTATCGCGGCGACTACTGCGATCTCGCAGTTGGCCTTGGGTACAGCGGTTGGGAGGAGGAGGGTTGCCGAGGCGTCGCGAAGACCACTCACGGGCTTGCCGCGCTTCTCTCAGGGGCCGTGGGCTCAACATTCACCGGGTACAAGGGCGGAGAATACCGCATGTCGGAGTGGACGGAGGTCCGTATTGCCGACTATGGAACAACCCTCTCGTCCGCCGCGCCGTGGCTCACTCAAGTCTTGGTCCGCGCCCTCTACGGCGAGGTGTCCCAATGAGCGCCCCCTGGAGAGAGGCGGCGGAGCGGGTGCGGCTATTCGCCCAGGTTCACGACGATGCGTACGGGGACGGGGCAATTGTGTACCGAATGGGCACGCTCGATCTGCTCTGCTCCGACCTGCACGCCCTCCTCGCTGCGCTCCCCGAGGAGCCGGAGCTTGACTCCGACCGACTCGCCGACATCGAGCGGAGGCTGGAGGCCCTGGAGGCGGAGCGTGTCGAGGATGCGCCCCCCGCCGAGCGCCCCCACAACTGGGAGACCGTGAGGGAGGCGAGGCGTAGAGCGGGGAGGCCCACACTGGATGACCCACAGAGAAGTCCCACATGGGCGTATTGCGACGGCCCGGACTGCGGGGCCAGCGCTTCCCGGTTGCGCGACGGGTACGACTGTACCTTTGAAGGCTGCACCGGCACCTTCCGCATCCCCACGCCTGACGCTGACGGCGGGGAGGTGGGATCGTGAGCTACGCATCAAGCACGAGCGTCTCGGTGGCGAAGACACGGGGAGAGCTGGAGAGTCTACTTAGGAATGCGGGTGCTTCTCAGTTCGTGTCCGGCTGGGATTCTGAGCGCGCCGCGATTGGATTCGTCCTCGCGGACCGCCACATCAGGTTCGAGCTACCGCTGCCGGACCCGGATGCTAGTCGGTTCTGGAAGACGCCATCGCGGGGCCAGAGGCGTACGCGCGAGCAGGCCATGAAGTCATGGGAGCAGGAGTGCCGCTCTTGTTGGCGCACACTGTTCCTGACGGTCAAGGCGAAGCTGGCAGCGATCGACCGGGGGATCAGCACGTTCGAGGCTGAGTTCCTGGCGTGGACGGTGATTCCGGGGACGACGCGGACGGTCCTCGAGGAGATCGGTGAGCCGCTGCGGGAGTCGTTGCGCTCGGGCGAGGCTCCGCGCTTGCTCCTCGGGGGTGGCTCGTGAGCGAGCTATTCGCGTATCAGCGCATCATCCAGCGTGAAGCGGTGAGCCCGGAGGCTTTGGCCAACGTCGTATTCGAGGCCCTTGGGGCCCTTGAGAAGAAAGCCCCACGGCTGGACGGCCTGGAGGTCTTCCTTGGGAGCGACCCTGAGTCTGAATATGCGCTCCGCTTGAGGGCCGAGGTCGGTGGTCGAAGGTCCACGCCGGACAGGTTCGTGCTCCGCGATCAGGTGGAGCGCCTAGAGGCCAAGAACCGCCGCCTTGAGCGCTATCTCGCCCGCAAAGCCGCCGCCCTCGACGCGCTGCTAGAGGCGGCGGATCTGGTGACGCATTGGCACGACACGATGTTCAATGGGGACGCCGGGAAGTGCGAAGGCATGGTCGTATCGGCTGAGTCCGTGCGCGGGCTTTGGTCCGCCATCGAGTCCGCCAAGAAGGCGGCGGAGGGTGGGGCATGACCATGCAGAAGGCGCGGGCTAAGCTCCCCCAGCAAGCCCTCATCGCGCTCCTGTGGGATGGATACGCGCCACGGCTATCGTCGTTTTCCTACGCTGCTGCCGACCCTCAGAACTACGTGGTTGAGGCGGTGCAGATGGACAAGGGTGGCGACGTTCTTGTGGACATCAGGCTGCGGGATGCCGAGGTCAAGCCCCAGGAGCCCCGCGATGAGTGAGCGCAAGCCGAGCGAGCGCCCGAGCCGCTTCTGGAAGCCCATCAAGGGGGGGGCGCTTTGCTTGTCCGGGCCATACGCGACGTGCTTCGTTCACCTCGCGGGCGATGAGGCACCGATCGAATTCGATGCCTACGGCCAGCGATTCGAGATTGATCAGGACGAGATTGGCGGCAGGCCGCTCGCTTACGTTCCGAGCATTCGCGTTGAGGGCCGAGAGGTATGGTCTGGAAGGCTGTACAGCGACGAGCGGGAAGCGCAGCTCGCCGCCGAGAGCCGCGCTAAACAACAACTACGAGAGGCGCTGGACGCGCTGGAGGAGAAGTGATGGAGAACACCGACAAGAGCGCGGCCCCCGACTACTCGCGGGGAGTGCCGAGAAGTGTGGTGGAGGAGCGGATCCGGGCGAAGGCTGCCGCCAGCGTCACCATGTGCTGGGGCTCTGAATCCCACGTGTGCTCGCTCTGCGATAACGTGGCAGACGTTGGGTTCGCCGGGTCGCGCTGCAACGTACGCGACTGCCCCGGCGTGTTCGTCCCCATCGTTGAGGGCGAGGCGAAGTGCAAGACGTGCGGCGGCTCCGGCGAGGTCGTCGTCGAGTGGAGTGGCACCGTTCACGGCCCGCCTGACGAGAACGGCGACCCCACGCCGACGGGGGCGCGTTACCAGCAGCCCGCGCCGTGCCCCGAATGCGCACCTGAGCGCCTGCCCCGAGACTTTGAGTTGGAGCGCGTCGAGCCCTCCACGGGAGGGGCGCGGGAGCGCTTGGACATGCTTCTCGACCACCTCTACGAGGCGGCACCCGACGAGAGGATCGACGAGGAACAACTGCAAGCCCGTAGCCAGCTAGAGGACGACCTGCGTGCCCTCCTCGCCGAGCTGGACGAAGCGAAGGCGGCGTTGGCTGAGGAGCGTGAGCAGCACGAGTTCCTGATCGACCAGACGACCTGGCGCTGCGACTGTTGTAACGAGCGGCTGACGAAGGGTCTCGACACCGAGGGCGATTCGTGGGAGCCGCGCTTCACGCTCGGTTGCGGCGGTGACAGCATGATCCTCTGTGAGGGGTGCCACCGCGAGACGGTGAGACTGATCGAAAAGCCGTTCCGCGCCGAGCTGGAGCGCGAGCGAGCGCGGAGCGAGCGGCTGCTTTGCGCTGTGGCTGAGGCGACCAAAGACGGCGAGAAAGAGTGCTGGTGCGACACGTGCGACAGCCACGGGGTCACCCTGGCCTGCGCACATCTTGCCCTGATCGTCGAAGCCGCCGCCCCCTCGGACCCTCACCCCAACCCCGGAGACCCCCAATGAGTGACGAGAAGCGAGACGGCTGGACCTTTGACCCGAAGCGCTACAAGGGGCACACCGAGGGGCCGTGGGGGGCCGGAGAGCATCCGGCATCGACCGGCCAACTCAACATCGTGCGCCCCGTAATGCTGGGCAACCGGGTCGGCAAACTTCCGGAGTGCGAAGGCGGCGCGGCCTACTTCCGCAACGCCGCTGATGCCCGGCTAGTCGCCGACGCCCCGAGGCTGCTCCGGGAGGTGGAGAGGCTGCAAGCGCAGATTGAAAAAGCCTCTTGCATCATGCTGCGCGAGGCCAGATTCCTGCACGACGAGTGCGGCGAAGGGACGAGTTTCGAGGCTGGCGAGCGCCTCGAAAAAGCAGCCGCTGCCCTTTCTGGGGAGGAGGCCGACCGTGGGTAATGCTTTGTGGTTCTGCGGTGGGTTCGTGGTCGGAGTGCTTGCCTTCGTCGGGTTTATTCGCTGGGGCGTAAACCAGCGCTTCAACCAGATCGTCGATCAACGCGAAGAGATGGCGCGGATGATCCACCACATGTGGGAGTGTGGCCGATGTGGCGAGGCCGTTGAGGTGCCGCCCGCAACTCTGGAGGCCGACGGTGATTGACTTCATTCTCCGCCTGCTGACTGCAAGGGCTCTGCGTGCTTGTGTGATGGCGGTGCCCTTTTTGGTGGTTGCGTCGGTCGGGTTCACGCTCGAAGTCTTGCTAGGGATCTACCTGTCCATTGTTACGGGCTGGCTCAACCTGTCCGCTCAGCTCGCGTTCTTCCACGGGAGCGACTTCCCGCTGATGGAAGCAATCATGCGCGCCGCTCGCGCCATCGAGCGCGGGGAGGTGGAGCTTGGATAGAGACACGCGACGACCGCAACCTAGAATGAAACTCCCCGCACCAACCGCCGCCCAGGTCCGCGTCCTCGAAATGCTGGACATCCTCACCGACAACTGGGGTACGCCGCCGAGTCTCCGCGAGGTCGCGGGCGAGCTGGAGGTCGAGCCGTCCACTGTCATGCGCCACCTGCGCGCGCTCCACGCGAGCGGCTGGGTGATCCGCACCGAACACCATTCACGACACTACCGCCTCTCCGAAGAGGCTAACCTCAAGTCCCTTCTCCGCAGGAGCAGCAAGTGAGCAAGTACGAAGACATGACCGACAACGAGCTGGGCGCGTTCCTGGCGAAGTCACACGCCGAGGGCGCTGCGGCGACGAAGGAGCTTTGGCGGCGCTACAAGGCGGGCGAGGGAATCCCGGAGCCGCCGGTGATCGAGCCGCCTGTCGTGAGCCCGCCGAGCATGAGCGCAAGCGAGATCATCGCCTACCTGGAAGAAGTGGTTCCCACAGAGGAGAGCCTGCTCGCCAAGATCGGGGAGACGCAGGACATGCCGCGCTTCGGGGAGCAGGGGTTCAAGGACGCTTGGACGCTTCGCGACGGGCAGGTACACATGGGCAAGCGCTGGAACGGGCTCGGCGATGGGCCCGACGACACGAACGCCTACCTGCGCGTTCCCGGCAAGTCGGGGAGCTACGGCTACATCGACTCGCTGCACATCGAGCGCTGCATCATCGAGGAGGCGTGCAACTGGGGGGCTCGGCTTCACGGGGTTCGTCAGCAGCTCAACGTTTACAACACCCTGATTCGCAACATCCGGCGCGAACACGGACTCTACTTGAGCCTCTGTGGTGGCGAATCTGACCCTTTCGCCGTGGAACTGTATGGGCTTGTGTTCTCAAACGTTGCTTCACAGTCCTTCCAATCCGTCCAGCGGGATCAGTTCTGGGATAAGGATGCAAGCGGTGAGACCCCGAATCCCGAGGCCGACTTCACGCCCGGCGGGGATATTCTCGTGGGCCGGTGTCGAACCGTCAACGGCGGCGGACCCGAGGGAACGCGGGAGAGCTTCGACTTTTCGTTCTTCCGCTCCCGCAACGGGGTATACGTCACGAACCAAATCATCGACGACCGCGCCCAGGCGATCTCTCGCGGCTTCCAGATGGCGCAGGGCTATCACGGCCTTGACGACGACTATGAGCGACTCATCGACACTGACGGATTCCTCTGGCGCTCCGCCTCGTCCCAACAGCAGGCGGTGAGCTACCAGGACATGAGCGTAATCCGTATGCGCAACGGGGTGATCGACGTGCCCGAGGGGTCAAACGCGAAGATCACGCTCGACGGCTGCTCCGAGGACTTCCTGTTCGAGAACGTCACGAGCCTCCGCGCCCCGGTGCGCGTGGTGATCGACGGTGTGGACGCGGGGACCGTGGACGAGTTGAGTGGGGCGAAGTGAGCGTCGTCATCGAGTATCGCGGGGAGCGACCGCCGAACATGAACGAGCTGTTCAGGCTCAAGCGCGGGCGCGCCCACAACTACACCAAGAAGCGCGATGCGTGGCAGATGCGCCTGCGCTCCAAGTACAAGACCGACCCCGGCATACCCCATCCATGCAAGCTGACGCTCATCGTGTACACGTCACGAATGCAAGACTGGGACAACGCCGGGGCGGTCGCCAAAATGCCACTCGACGCATTGCAGCGACTCGGGTGGCTGGAGGACGACGGCCCGAAGGTGATCTCGTCCTTCGATGTGCGGCAGGAGAAGTGCCCCCGCGCCGATGTCGGGTTCCGGCTGGAGTTCGAGGCGGCGTGAAGCGCACCCCCCTCACCCGCAAGTCCAAGCTCAAGCCCGGCAAGTCCACGCTGCCGCGCTCGCGCATGAAGCGCGTAGGCAAGCGCAAGCTCCGCGAGATCGACGAGATCAAAGCATTCAGCGAAGCCGTGCTCAAACGCAACCCGCAGTGTGTCCGCTGCAAACGCGCCCCCTCGACCGAGGCGCACCACCTCGTCCGCAAGTCCCGATCCGTCGGGCACCCGAACAGGCATCACCCCGACGCGGGTGCTGCCCTGTGCCACGCGTGCCACCGGCACGTTCACGACACCCCCTCCCCAGAGTGGATCAAGCCGCTCGACTACCTGGATTCGATATGACACCTACCGCAATCGGGCAAATCACACAGAGCGACATCTATTGGACCTTGCAGATGGATTCAATCTGCGTGGTGGCCGGCATACTTTCAGGTCTTGCCCTCATTGCCAGCATTGTCTTTACCGGAGCGTGGGTCACTGAGGAGTGGCACCGCCTCCGCCCGCTTTCGCGCGTGCTGGCATGTACCCCCCTGCCCTTCGCCGCGGCCATGCTCATCGCGTGCGCCTTCATCCCGAACACCAAGGCCCTTGCCGCGATGAAGGTGATCCCCGCCATCGCCAACGACGAGGGCGTGCAGGAGGAGGCGGGCGAGTTGTACGAGCTTGCCAAGCAGGCGCTTGAGCGGGCGGCGGGGGTGTCCAAATGAGCAGCTTCAACCGCGTGATCCTCCTTGGCAACCTGACCCGCGACCCCGAGGTCCGCTTCACTCAGGGCGGCATGGCGATCTGCGCCTTCGGCCTTGCCGTGAACGAGCGCTTCAAGGGCGGCGACGGGGAGTGGCAGGACCGCGCCACGTTCGTCGATGTCACGATCTTCGGCAAGCGCGGCGAGGCTTTTGCAAAGTTCCACAAGAAGGGCGCGTCGGCGTTCGTCGAGGGCAAGTTGCGCCTCGATCAGTGGGAGGACAAGAAGGATGGCCAGAAGCGCTCGCGCCTGTTCGTAGTGGGTGATAACTGGGAGTTTGTCGGCAGCGGCGAGCCCAAGGGTGAGCGGTCCAGCGTCAAGCAGGGCGGAGACGGCGAAGGTGATATCTGGGGGCCACCCGGAGATAGCGACGGGGACACCCCGTTCTAGCCCATGTCCTGGTGGCTCACGAAGTTGGAGGACATCCCGGTCGAGCCGCCGGGGTGGTGCCGCCACTTCGAGTGCCAGAAGCTCATCCCCGACGTGAAGTGGGTCGAAGGCAAGGGGTGGGTGCGGAACGACCGTGGCACCTTCTGCTCTCACGAGTGCTTCCGTGCCGCTCAAGCTCCAGGTGGATATCGCTGGTTGCAGCGCTACTCCCCCGCTACACTTGCGCTTCTCGGGGAGGCAGGCGAGCCCATCTAGCCGCCTACCCGTCCATAGAGACCTGGGGGTTTTACTCCGCCCCCAGGAGGTCTCCGCCCCGCAGCCCCTCCCCATAAGGCTGCGGGGTGTTTTCTTATTGGGGGATCCCTCCCGCCGCGCTATAAAGAGGGCATGGCGCACGTCTTCGACCTGGCTAGCAACTGGACAGCCGACACCACGATCCTCATCGTGCAGGGGTGGTACGGCATCCCATCAGACGACGGGGGTGCGGATCCAGATTACGGCAACTGGGACATCGACAGTAGCTCCTGGCACTCGGGAGACCCCTCGACCTACCCGGCAATCCCGTACGCCAACCAAGACGCGAGCCGCTGCAACGGGGGGCACCGCTACATCGGAAGCAAGCTGCGCCCCCTCACCGGGATCTACTCGGACTCGGGACGCGAGGACAACGCGGCGAGCATCGCGCACATCGACCGGATGCTTGGCGTGGTCGAGCGCGCAGGCGACCCGCGAGGGCGCGTCAACGTGATCGCCTGCACCTTGGGGCTCGTTCAGTTCACGAGCCACAACGGGTACGAGCCGGGAGACGCGGACTACACGCAGGACCTCGACACGCGCTATCGGCACTTGGACAAGATGCTGGAGCGCGCCAACGCGGCGGGCCTCACCAACTGCGTGGCTGCCAACTACGAGGCGTACTACATTTGGCAGTTCTTCTCGGGGACCTACACGTCCAAGCTGGCGCGGCTGGGCGCAGTCGCTTTGGACCTGGAGGACTTGGTCAACAAGCTCAAGAATGACAACGCCGCTTGGAAGGTCGATGGGCGCGTCGTCATTTGCTGGTATGAGGGCACGCTGAACATCCCGGGCTCGGGCGAAGAGGACATCACGCCCGCCGAGTGGAGCGCGACGATGGAGGCGGTTCGCACGGCGACCGGACACGACTTCTTCGTGATCGGTCGCAACTACGGGGCCTCCGACGTGGCGTGGCTTGACGGGCTCTTCCCGTGGATCCGCTATCAGAACTACCTAAGCGCCGACGGCAGCACCAACCGGCTAAAGGCGAGCAACTGGGCCCAGGACGGCATCAACGACTTCATCGCATCTGCGGTTGCCGCCAACAGCGGGCGCGTCGCCCTCGCCAACTTCTCCCCCGGCTTCGATGACTACGTCCTGGAGTGGGGCGCGGGGAACACGAGTCGGGTCATCCCGAGGACGAGTGACACGATCAAGGGGCAGTTCGACGGGTACCAAGCGCTTGACGACGCGGGGCCTCGCGTCGATGGCCTAGTGCTCGCCACGTGGAACGGCTACCCAGAGGGGCACTGCATCGAGCCCACGGTCCAGGACAACGGCGAGGTACTTGGGCTCTTCACCGAACAGATGGCGATCTATCGCGGCGAGAACCCCAGTGCGAGCGAGACGGAGACCTTGCTCGACATCTGGCGCACCGCCACCCCATCCATCACCTGCCCCGTACAGTACCGCCAGGGTGGGCGGCGCGAGAACGTGGCAACGGGCGAAGCCCTCACATCAGGACACGGCACGACATGACGCGCAAAGTCGGATTCATCAAACTCATCGAGGGGCAACACCTCGTAGTCATCGGAGCGCCCACATCGCCCGCAGGCGCGCTACTCACGCGCGGCGAGGTCTCGGCCTGCACCATCAAGGTCTTCGAGGTGCCCAGCGACACCGCACCCACCCACGTCTACACGGTGTCCCCATCGGTCACCGCAGACCCGCCCAGCGCCGCCTACGATCAGTGCATGTTTGCTACGGCGCGCACCGACTGGGACCTGCCGGGGAGTTACACGTTCTGGTATCGCATCCCCGTCAGCGACTACGCGTTTGAGGGCGGCAAAACGTACATCGTGGAGGCGGCGCTCACCGCCGGGCACCCGGCTACCACGTTCCCCGAGCTGGACGACTACGGGACGCTGTACCTGCGCTGGAAGGTCGTGGTGGACCCGATCCTCAGCGCGTAGTTTAGGGATTGCCCATCGGTGGTGAACGGCTACGCGCTAAGATCTCCCGATACCCAGATAGCCACTGCCTTACGAGCCAGCTAAGGATCGTTTCGATAGTGAGGTGTTTGGTAGGGAAACCCCAAAGGCTAGGTCTAGAAGCGTCGCCTTTGGGGTTTCCGGTTTATGGGTTGCTTGAGGCAAGAGGCGCGGGTATGGTCGCGGGCGCTTGAAGCTCTGACACTCGTCCGCCCAACGGATCCTAAGTCCGGCGCATTCGACCACCCTGCCAAGCCTCCACCAAATTGTTTCCATCGCCGGTCTCTGGCCGGCCCCCTGGGCCCCTCGTCGCGCCGTGCTGTCAACATCATGGGCGTTACGGGGGCTTTTTAGTGCGGATGCTCCCGGAAGCGAGATGGGTTTACTCGCGGTGGGCGCGGCCCAACCGGTTAGGGCACCGGGTTGGGACCCCGGCGGTCTGGGTTCGAGCCCCAACTCTCACCCCACCACCAAGGGAAAGGCGCTCCCCGGCTCCGCTGGGCGAGTGTCCACCCCTCCCAGAGATTTGTCTCTGCCCCAGAGCCGGGGAGCGTTCTAGTCTGCGGCTTTGCGCTTGCGCTTGACAAGGATGGCTTTGACACCGCGCGCCCACTCGCGCACACCCGGCACGAACAGGCAGAGCAGCGTCCACACGATGAACAGCGCCGTGAAGTCCTTGACGAACTGGACCGCTTGGGCGAAGTACCCGAGCGTCGCCGCCGGAGCACCGCCACCGCGAATCAGATCATCAACCGCTTCACTGGTCTGCTCCTCGCGCATGTTGCCGCGAACCGCCTGCTGAACGGCGCTGCCAACCATCGCGCCCACCACGGCCCCGACAGGGCCTCCCAGGAGCGCGCCTGTGCCCGCTCCCGCCGCCGGAGGTGCCGCACGCTCTGCGACCCCGTAAACGCCGCTGAGCATCGCACAGGAGGCCGTGAGGTACAGCGCTAGCGCGATGGCCAGCCTACGCATCACGCCCGTGGATCATGCCGCGCACGGTCGGCCACACGACGGCCACGCCGAGGATTGCCGCGAGCAGCGCCGTCACACCGCCAGCCACGCGGGCCCAGACCGGAAGATCGGCGAGGGCCAACGTGGTGCCGAGGCCAACGCAGGCCGCGATAGCCGCAAACACGCGCTTGCGCGGCGGGGTGAGCTTCACTTCGTCCGTCATGGTCAGGAGGGGTCCGGGGGGAATGCGAGTTTCGCCGCAGCAACCGCGTCGTCGTGGCGCTGCCGCCAATCAGAGACGCTTTCGCCGGGTCGCTGGTAGGTTTCGACGAACACGAGCTGCCCGCCGCTCAGCCACTCATCGTACAGCGGAACCACTACTCGCCCCCCGCTGCCTCGACGGCCAACTTGTGGCGGCCAAGCCACTGGTCCAATGTCTCGCCTTCAAGGCGCTCCGTGAGGATTGGCGTGTCGCCGGTCGCGCCATGCCCGATTGTCTGCCCGATTCCCTGTGGAGTTGCGTCCATAACTTTTTGCCTGTTGCTGATGCTGAGTAGGAGGTAAACGATCACCATGAGAACTACGAGAGTGGCGACCTGGAGAGATTGGGTGCGAGCCTGTTGGTTCATGGGTGCTCCAAGTTGTCGAGCCGCTTCAAGATCGCCTCGATGTGCGCCATAACCGTCTGATTCGGAGGCTGGCTTGCAAATCCGTCAACGCGGGCATCCATGCGCTGGACCTCCGCCCTCAACTCCCCAAGATCGTCTTTCACGCCGCTGATCCCCATTTCCAGGGGCTCAAGCTGGAGCGAGGTCACAAGGGGGACAACCAGTAGGATAAGCGCGACCTGCACCCCAGGAATCACCGTATCTACGGTGAATCGGTTGGGGCGCGGGGCGTTCTCAGAAGTGGGAGGGCTGGGGGTGTCACTCATTTTTGGCTTCCTGGAATCGCCGGTTGAATGCGCGGATGCGCTCGTAGAGTTTAGCTTCCTCGGCCTCCTTCTCGGGGCCGTCTTCCATCGCCTCGATTCGGTCCTGGGTGCGCTTGCGAATGCGCTCCAAGCGCTTGACCTCCGAGAGCAGCCCCGCCACCCCGCCGTGCTCCTCGCGCAGCTCCTGGGCGCGCTCGCGGTCCTCCGGCTCATCGGACTTCCCGTACTGCTCGATGAGGTCCGCGACGACCATCACCTCGTTCGAGTTCTCGTAGTACGACGAGTAGCCTTTGCGCGGGTACTCCTGGGTGAAGAGCTGGCGCGAGAACGGGGCTCGCGCGAGGGCGTGCAGCGGGTCGCCTTCGAATAGGAGTCCGCCACCCTCGGCGGTGTTGTTGGCGAACCGCATCATGCCGCCGAACGCGGTCCCGAACAGGTGGCGCAGCGTGTCGGGGTGCAGGTCCACAGCGCCCGACTCCAAACGCGTGCCGCCCGTAGCCGAGTTCATCAACTCCGCCGCATCCTTCCAGATTTCGCCCGTGTGCTTGAAGCTCCGTTCCGAGTCCGGGAGCGGCGTGCGGTCGAAGGGCACGCCGCTTGGGTGAATGGGCATCCCGCGATAGTCCTCGTTCATCGCCACCTCGACCAGCGGATCGGTCACGGTGGGGCTGATGACGCGGAGCGCGGAAGCCGCTGAAATGTTGTGCGCGTCACCCACGGGCGAGAAGCTAGTGAGCGCCGAGGAGAGCGTGTTGCCCAGCCCCTCCAGCGGGGTCACCCCACCCTCTCCGGCAAGACCGCGACCCGCCGCCGAGGCGTTGCGGCCCGCCGAGTAGAAGAACGAGAAGCCGTAGGGCAGCGGGATCGTGATGAACCCGCTTTCCCCGATGCCCGTATAGAGCATAAGGTAGCGATCCTTCTTCCACTCGGGCACCGCGTCCCACCTGTTCTCACCGTCCTCGTCGTCACCAGCGAGCATGTAGTTCAAGGGGTCGAGCAGCATCCCGAACGCCGCGATGGAACCCGCGATCTTGCGCCCACGCTTCGTGCGCATCGAGGAGGCGAGCACGCGCGCCGAGCCCTGGACGCTGGCGTTGGCGAACATGTAGAGCGCCGAGAGCGTCGTGTTCTCGCCTTTCGTGTTGAAGTCGATGGTCAGCGTCTTGGAGAGTTCGGCAGCCTCCGAGTCCGACATGTTCAACTCCTCGACCGCGTACTTGAAGGCCGAGAGGCGCACGCCGTTCTCCACCGCTTCGTTCCAGCCGTCTATGACCTCCTTCACCTTCATCGCGTAATCGAGGCCAGCGCGCACGCCGGACTTCTCGCCCACGTCCTCGCGGATGGTGCGCTCTAGGTCGGCTTGGATCTCCTCCAAGCTCTTCGCGTGAAAGAACCCCGTCTTGCCGCCCGCGTCCTTGAGGCGGTCCCACCACGAAGACCAGTCGGACTCCTTGCCCGTCTCGGTGCGTCGGATGCCGAGCGCCGCACTCGGGGCCTGCTTCACGACCGCCTTCGCAACCTTCCAGCCCTTGTCCTCGCCGAGCACGATGCCCGCCGTCTCCAGGTCGCGCACGAAGTTGGTGAACACAAACTCGGGGTTCATGCTCGTGTTGATCGCGGAGAAGTAGCGGGTGACCGGGCGCAGCGCCTTCACAATCGGGCCGACCTTGTTCAAGTCGCCGCCACGCATCGCCCGAGCGAGGCCCGTCGCCTTCGGCCCGAACACGAGCGCCTTACCTTTGCCGTCCTCGTAGTAGGGGATGTAGTTGTCCTGCCAGTCGCGGCGCGTCTCCCACAGCTCGCGCATCACGCCGTTCTCATCGGCCTCGATCCGCACGGGCATGTCGTACACCTTCCAGAACGAGTCGTCCGGATAGGCGCGCACCAGCTTGACGAGGTTGTCGATCACCTCGCGCTTCTCGGCCTTGAAGATCGCCTCGTCCACGGCCTTGAGCGTGTTGAGCACCACGTTATCGGGCTCCGACTTGCGGCCCTTCGCGCGCTTGATTCCCGCGCCCGTCGAGGAGAAACCGCGAGGGTTGCGCCGTGTGACACTCCCGTCCTCGCGCTCAAGTTCGTGGACCAGCGGAACGTAGTGCTGGTAGCCCTGCTCTTCGATGGCCCTGTCCAGCGAGGGGCTCAACTCGCCAGCTTCGCGCAACGTCGAGAGCGCCCTCTCGGTCTGCTTGCGCAGGAACCGATCCAGCCGCTTGTAGCGCGCCGCGTTCGGCCCCTTGAGCGCATCGTTCACGGCCTTCGTCGCAACACTGGACCGCATCCCCGAGCCGGGGTTCCGCTCCGGGTGCCACTCTGAGTCGTTCTTGTAGATGTAGTCGTTGCGCTCCCCAGCGTGGCGCGCGTACGCGAATCGGTGCGCCTCCTCCAGCGTCACCTTGCCGCCCAGGATGGACGAGAGTTGCTTGCCCGCGCTTTCCCGCTGCTTCTTGAGCGCTTCGTCTACGCGCCCGTAGTAGAGCCGCTGCGCACGGTCCGGGTTCATCCCGTCCGGGAGCTTCGCGCCGATGTCCTCCTCGATGATCTCCTGGACCTTGCGGACGGGGCGGAAGTAGTCCTGCCAGTAGCGGCGCGCCCGGTCCGTGAAGGTAAGCCCGCCCATGTCGATGGACAGGTCGGAGTCGGAGCCCGGCGCGGCAAAGCGGATGTCGGGGTCGGACGTGGGGCGGCGGTTCCAGACCGACTTGACTTGGTTGGGGCGGAAGGCAATAACGTGCTGCGTGTCCGGGGTTATGCCCTCCATCGGCTTTCCGAACTGGCGAGCCGCGCCGAACTTGGCGAAGACCGTGTTGTCCACGATGCCGTCAAAGCCCATGCGTTCCAGAGCGGAACGGATGATCTCGGATGACATCATCGCGCCACCATCGTCGTAGTCCTGCGCGTACTGGAGGCCGCTAGACTTCACGGACTCAACCAGATCCCTAAGCCTTGCGCCTTCAAAGTCCTCGAAAACGGACGCTTGCAGTTCCCCCAGGTCCACGTCGTCGTACATTGAGGCTTCGCTTCTCAGGGCTTCCCAAAACTCAAGAAGTGCCCCGGACTCCTCATCCGTCTCCGGGTCGTACTTCATGTCCAGGACCGTCTCGTCTGGGCCGCCGAGGATCGCCGGGTTCTCCAGCACCATGTAGACCCGCTTAGAGTGCGGCCTACCGCCGTGCAGTTCGCGGCGAGCCTCAGCCTCAACGTCTTCCGGGGTCACTTCGTAGTCTGGCTCAAACCCGAACGCGTCCGGCTCGTCGGCCATCGCGTCGGCCAACTCATCAATGCGGCGCTCGATGCGATTGGTTAGGTCGGGACCATCACCCGCGTAGTTCGCGCGAACGTCCTCGCGGGACGATGACGCGTAGATTCCGCGCCCCATGTCGTTCTCGGGGTTGAATCGCTCCGGGTCAAATGCGGTTACTCGGTGCGTCGTGCCTATCCAGTATTCACGGGGCATCCCGGTGGATTCCTTGAGGGCCGGGTGCATCCGATCCACCATCGCCCTCCACTCCGGTGTATCCCACGCGGGAGCTGCGGCGAAGCGAATGTCGGGGGCATCCGTCGGGCGCTGGTTCCACGCGCTTTGGATGATCGAGGGGTTGGCGACGTAGACCGTGACGGGGCGGTCGAAGTCGGCCCGGCTCGGGGAGTCCACAACGTTGCGGACGATGGCGACCTCGGCGGTCGGGTGGCGGTCAAGCCGCGCCTCGACGCGCTGCATCACCTCGTCCCAGTTCTTCCCCTTCGCGTCAGCCGTGATAGCCTTCTCTGCCGCGAGGATGAGGGGATAGACCTGCGCGCCGACGGGAGTAACCCCAGCCCAATACCGCTCCTCGAACCCGCCGTAAGCCGCGTTGAACGCCTCCTCGGCCTCAACGGCTCGGGGATCGCCTTCGCCGTACTCCTCAAGCAGGTCCTCGACGGCCTCCCACTGACGGTCAAGTGCCTCCTTCTCAGCTTCAAGCTCCGGCGTGGCGGCGTAGTCCGCCCGGTCTTCGGCGTACAGGCCCGCGAGAAGCGGAGAGTCCGTGGCGAAGACGTGCCGCGTCGGTCCCTTACGCCCCGGCGGCGTGCTGTTCTTGGACGTGTCGTACGTCGTCCACGCCTCCCCTGAGCCGTGGTAGACGATGATCGGCAGCCCGTTCTCCTTGAGCTTCGGGTCCATGCCATCGACCATCGCCCGCCATTCGTCGGTGCCGGGGTCGGGGGCTACCGCCCACCGCTCGTCCCCGCGCTCGAACCGCTCGATGGCATCCTCGGCAGCGGTCATCGTGTCGTCGCGGCGGTAGGTGCGCTCGGGGCCCGTGCCCTCGGTCTTGCCCTGACGCTTGCGCTCCCGGTTGCGCTTCTGCTTGAGTCGCTTCCGCTGCTTCGGGGTCAACCTCTCGTCGATGTCGGGACGAGCGGGCGTGGCTCCGGTCTGGCCGCTCGGCAATGGCCGATCTGTGGCCGCGCTTGAATCGGCCTTCTCGCCACCTTGCGCCGTGGTTTTCGTGGGCGTTCGGCCATCGGCCGCACTTTCGGCCACAACCTCGGCCTCAATGGCCGCAACGTCCACGGACTCCGCGAGCGCCGCATCCTCCTCGGTCAGTTCCGGTACCGAAACCTCGGTCTCGACCTCTTCCGCGAGGGTTTCGGTACGGCCAAGCGCCTCGACGCTGGGCACCTGCCTCACCGCCTCGCGCATAACGTCCGCGTCCGTGGACTCCAGCACCGCCGCGATGTCCTTGGCCAGCGCAAGCACCTGCTCGGGGCTGCCCTCGCGCAGGATCGGGGCGCTCACCAGCTTGCGGATCGCCGCTTCGAGCTTCTTCTTCTGGGTCGGCTTGATGTCGATGCGGGGGAGCTTGCTCAGCAGCGCCGCGAAGAAGTCGCGCAGCCGCTCAAGGATCGTGCGGTCACCCACCGTGATCTCGCGCTCGCCGCCGATGATGTCCTCGACGAGAGCCCGCGTGTTCTGCGCCGCCCACGCGAACCCCTCCTCCAGAAGCAGCGCGTCACGCTTCGGCCCCTCGGGCACCCCCGCGAACGGCTGGCGACCATGCGCCCGCTCAAAGTCGCGCGCGTACGCCCCGGCCACGCGGGCCGCGAGTTCGGGGTACGACTCCTGCGCCCGCCCAACCAATTCGGTGAACTGCTGGGTGCCCGCCGGGATCTTCGAGTGCAGGATCTCGTGCAGCCCGTAGTCGGCAAGCGCCTCGTCCACGCGGTTCGCGTTCAAGACCACGTTCCCGCCGATGTAGAGGCCCGGCACGTCGGCTGCGCCCTCGGCGACCTCGCCGCTCACCAGCACGACGTTCGGCATCGTCGTTCCCGTGGCCTCCCGGCCCAGCATCGAGACTAGGCCCGCAAGAGCTTCCTGGCCAGCCTCGGGGGCCGCGTCCGGTTCCAGAACCGTGACCTCGGGCTCCGCGATCCCCGCCGCCTCCGCGAACCGCTTACCCGCGTCTTCCACGGAGGCCGCCTCAGGGGCCTCCTCGCGCTCGAAGCCCTTAGCTGACTCCAGAGCCTCGCCTGCGGCCTCGCGCTCTCCAGGGGCCGCAGGGGCCGCTTGCGTGGACTCCGGTGCCTTTAGGGCCTCGACCTTGCGATTTTGGAGCACATCCTGCCGCGTGAGCCCCAGCGTCGAGAGCCCGGTACCCACGATTCCGCCCAGTAGAGCGCCCCGGAGCGTGTCCGAAAGCAGCACTTCCAGTTCTTCGGGCTCCGCGTACTGGAGGAGATGCTGCGCAAGCGCCTTCTCGGAGAATGTCTGGAAGCCCTCCTGCCCCGCCTCCGTAAGCCCCTCGGTGCCCAGCGACACGAAGCCGCGCCGCATCATGTTCGAGATCAGCCCGCCGCCACGGGTGTCGATGTCCTCCAGCGCCTTGGCGGCGCGGGCGAACTGCCCCGTACCGCCGATGGTTAGGCCCTCGGTCGCGCCAATCGCGGCACCTCCAAGCAGCGCGCCCCACTTCTGGAGCGGGTCAGCACCGTGAGCCTCCGCGTCTCTGAACTGCGACTGCGCTTGAGTGATGGAGCCGAGCCGCATCGCGTGCCCGGTCATCGTCTTGCCCAGTGCGCCTTCAAGGCCACGCGCAACGGGGGCTACTCGGCTCGCACCCTGCCCCACAGCGCCCGCAAGCCGGGATGCTCCACCCATCGCCAAGCCGCCCGCCATGAATCCGGCAGCCGACCCGAAACCACCCGCGACCTCGGACCCGAAGCCCGGCTCTACTAGCCGCCGCCCATCCGACGCGAGCATGTGGCCCTCGCCGATTGCAGCGACCCCACGGATGCCCTCCGCTGCACCCCTCAGCGTCTCCGATCCGGTGAGGATGCCAGCAAGCTCGACGGGGGCCGCGCCGACCTCCAGGGCACCCTCGGTCATGGCGCGACTTGCGTTGTAGATGTTGGCGAGCGCCCGCTGCGGCATCGTCAAGTTCTCGCGCTCGACCTCAGCGGGCAGCGGCTTGGACTCGAACCCCATGCCTTCGAGCTTCTGCTTGAGCGCGGAGATGCCGCCGCTCGGCACCGTCGGTGCCTGCGTACCAGCGATCCGCTTCAGCTTGTCGAGGGGGGAGTCCTGCATCTACGCGCCACCCCACGCCGCACCGCCGATGCCGTCGTTTACGGCGTCGTTGGCACGTTTACGCTTCGCGTCCCGCTCAGCCCTTTTGGGGGGCTCAGACTTCGCCTCCTCAGCCATCTCCAGGACGCGCAGGACGCGGCCCGCGAGCAGTTGCGCAAAGGTCGGATCTTCCTCCCGAAGCGCCTCGATTCGCGCAGTCACCGCCTCCGTCCAGAGTTCCAGGTCGCTACCTTCACCCGAAAGATTCACGGTGCCATCGGGGAACAGCGTCCCCACCACCGACTGAATGACTTCGGCTGCGCGAGCGTCAATCTCCTCCGGGGTTTCCAGGCCGCCGAAGCTCACGGTGTCTATCATCGTCACCGCCTCGCGCTTCACCTCGTTGCGCTGGATCTCCTCGGGTGTCAGGTCCACCTTGCTGCGCTTACTCGCCGACTCGCCGCCACCGTCGCCCAGGTCGAGCACCTGCGAGCCCTCCTCGCCGCCTTGACCGCCGGGCAACTCCATCATCCGCTGGGCTGGGTAGCCCCCGGTCGCGCCCCGGTCGATCTGCCTGAGACGGTTGATCTTCTCGTCTGCTTCGAGGTCGTCGTCGTCCAGGATCACGCGACGCTGCGCCTCACGGGCATCAAGTTCCATGCGCTGCTCGTTCTGAAACTGCTCGTAAGCCCGCTTCTGCGCCGGGTTTAGCGCGTTCCGCACGCCCTCGATGTTCTCGCGCACCGCGTCGAAGTCGAAGTCGTCGAGCCCCATCCCAGCGGCAGCCTGCGCCGCCGCAAGTTCGTTGCGAAGCCGCCCCGCCTGCTGCGTCAGCCACGCGCTCTCCTCGGGATCTTGCGACACCGCCGCGCGCTGCATGTAGCTCTCTACCGTCGATGACGCATCTTCAAGGTAGGTGTTCAGCGCGGTAGCCCGGCGCACCTCCCGGAGCTTCGCTTGCTTCGCCTCCGCGAGATCCTCGTACACGCTGGCCACATCGTCACCGGCACCAAGGCGCTCGGTGAAGTGCTGCACAACGTCGGGATCGAGGGCTCCGCTCGCGCTCGCGGCCTTGAGCGTGTTGTTCACGCTAGAGACCATGAGCTGACGGCTCACCTGATCGAGCTGCTCGCTAGCCGCTTGCCCATACGCCGCAATCGCACGCGGGTCGCGCATCCCCTGGATGCCCTGGGCGTAGGTCTCGGCGAGCATGTTGAGCTGCTCGCGCTCGGGGCTCGCCTGTGGACGCATGTAGTCCGGCGTCGCCCCCACCTCAAGGGGGCCCTGCGGCCTCTCCTCTTGGGGGATCTGCGCGTCCAGCGACTCGATCTTGGGCAGCACCGCCATGTTGGTGGCCTGCACCATGTCCGCTGCGAGCTGGTTGGCGATCTCCTCTTCGCGGCGGCGGGCCATGCCCTCGTCGTAGCCTTGGCTCGCGCCAGCCGCGAACTGCGCCGCCGGACCACCTGTGATGATTTGGATACCCATGCCTTAGAGGGAGAGCCCCCCCGACACGTAGGAGCCCGCGACCTTCCCGGCGATCTCCAGGAGTCCGGGGCCGCTGCTGCTGTATTGAGGTGTGATGCCGCTCGCCGTGTTCACCTTGTTCAGCGCCCAGTTGGCGATGTTCTGCGACCCAGCGAGATTCGACTGGGCCTGCCCAACGTCGAGCTGCGCCTGCTGCGCGCCCAACTGGCTGCCGAGTCCCGCGAGAGCCTGTTGCGTCTGGTACGCCACCTTTCCGGGGAGGCCCGCTGCGGCTGTGCCGCTAAGCCCCGAGTCGATAAGCGCCTGCTGCCCCTTGGCGAGAGCCTGCTCGCCTTGAGCGAGGATGTTCGTCGTGGCAACCTCTCCCTGCTTCGAGATATTGGCCTTCGCGCTCTCGTAGCCCTTGTCGATTCCGGCGAGTGCCTGCATCAGCAACCCCTCACCCAAAGAGGCCGCGCCGCCGAACTGCTGCTTGAGCCACGCCGCGTTGATCTCGTTCTTCTTCTGCGCTTCACTCGCGCCGCCATCCAATAGGCTCTTCCAGTTCATGCCTGCGCCTCTAGTGCTGCGACCTTAGCGGTCAGGGTGTCGATAGTCTGCTTGAGGGACGCGACCTCGGAAGCGGAGACAAGGCCCAAAGCCTCGACATCCACCTCCAGCGCGCCGACCTTGTTGATGCGAAGACCGGCTCCGAGGTTGAGCTGGCTCCCGAACGGGTCGCCGCGCTCACGACGCTTGGAGTCAATCGGTCGCGCTCGGCCACCGAGGCCGCGAAGTGTGCCCTTGCTCTTCATGCTCGGACCCTCCGGGATCCACGCGCCTCTAGATCAACGCCGACTTCCTCGACAGCGAAGCGCTCATTGTACGCCCTGTTCCGCAGCTTCAACCACAGGAAGGCACCACGGCGACGCACCGACAGGCGCGGGTTCATGCCGGGCTCAAGCGAGCCCTGCGCCACCAACTTCGCGGTCGGGTTTGTCTCCAGGGAGTCCGGCGTGTCCGAAGCGTAGACTTCCCACGTGCAGCCATCTTGTTCTGCCGAGAGGATCGCGCGCATTCGGTTCATCGAAACCTCTTGGTCGTCACCATCAGCGGCGCGAAGGGGGCCGATGGTTACAAACGCGTCGATGGCAACCTCGTCGTCGCTTGCCGCTAGAGAGTCCAGGTTCCGCACGAACCCGTCACGGCACCCAACGAGCAGCACGCGATCCGTCGGCAGGTCGCCGTCGCCAGCCCAAGCGGAGAGCGCGAGAAGGTCGCTGCTCCCCGGACGGTCCGGCCACCAAGCGTTCATCTTCTGCGACCAGAACCAAGAGCGCACGAGTTCCGTGCTCGTCTCGTCGTAGGCGATCTGGAACACACGGAGCCCCTCACGCAGATAGTCCCACTCAAGTTCCATGCGGTAGTCGTTGAGCGAGATCGACTCGAACGCGGACTGCACCGTCACGTCCTGGTCGCCCGTAGCGTCCGAGAGGGACTGCGGGAGTTGGCCGGGGCTCATGCGGTAGACCGCGCCTCGGTTGGAGAAGAAGTAGATTGTGCCGCTCGGGTCGCGCGCCCAACTGTTCCCGAACGCCATGCCAATGGTGTCCGAGATCAGGTCGATCTGCCCACCGTCGGCGGGGTCGCCGCGCATGAGCAAGATGGAGCTGCTGCACCCGAAGATCAGGTAGTCGTCCTGCCCCGGAATGAGCGTCTGGATCAGGTCGCCCGTGAACCGCTCGATGGTGCTGTCGGCCACCGGCTGGGTCGCGGTGTTCACGGAAGGGAAATACTCCCAGTTGAACGGATCCCCAGACTCGCTCATGTACCAGCGTGGCCCCTCAGCGAGGACCATGCGGTCCCGGTAGCGCGTGGCAAGCCTGCACTTCTCGGGCACCTCGCCGGCCGTCTTCGCCTCGAACGTCTCCAGGGTCGCCTTCTTCGGATCGTAGACCACTTGATCTACACCGTCGCCGATGAACACCAGCCCCTCGACCTCTACGATCCAGTAGTAGGTCGCGTCCGCGTCGAGCTGCGGGTCCGTCGCGTCGTCGAACGCCACCCATCCCGTCGAGCCCTGCACGCGCACGATGCCGCCCGACACGCCGATCAGGGTGCGGAGCCGCGTCTGCCCGTTGGCCGCAACCGAGGCGCTGGCGATCCGGTACTTGTGGATGCTCTCCTGGAGAACCTCCGTGGTCTCGTTGTTCAGCGCTTCCGTCGCCACGTAGACGTATTCGGGGCGCGGATGCACTCCGAGCGCGAAGTCCACGGGGAGGCCCACCGAAATCGAGTTCGATGCAGCCGCAGTCGAGAAGAGCGTTAGGAGCGTCACTCGTAGACGCCCCGAGCCTTGAAGTAGTGGGAGACGAGGCCCGTGAAGTCATCATTCAACTGGACCGCCAAACGATCCCCGAGAGCCCCATCGAGGCGGATCGGCTCGCCTGTGTCGATGAACCGCAAGCGCACGACAAGGGACTCGTTGCCGGAGCCCTGCGTGTCGTAGCGCTTGTCGAAGGCGACTCGACCCCAGTTCGCGTTGGTCAACACGGGCACGCCGTCCGTGAAGTCGTCGATGACGGTGACGCTCCGCATCTTCTTGATCTGGATCCCGTTCGAGAGCGCTGAGCCTATGTTCCCGTACTCGGACTCGCTCATGCCCGAAGTGTCCTCGATGTCGATCAGAAGCTCATAGATCAGCATCACCTCGTCCGAAGCGGGCGCGATGTAGAACTCATCCGCCGTGCTGCTGTAATCGCCTGTCGCGTTCTTGGTGCCCGTCCCATCCCCTGCGGTGTCGAGGTATCGAGAGACGTGCAGGGAGCTTCCGGGGGCCTTTACGATGACGGGTAGCGGCGCAGCATCAGAGGTCTGCGTTACCGAGCCATTCGCCCCGAACGCGACTTTGACAACTTGGTACTGCGCGCCGCCAACGTCGTCGGTGCCGATGATGGAGCCCGTGGCGGGCAAGATTACGTTGTCGGCCATGTCAGTCGCTCACGTTGTAGATCGGTGGGTTCGGTGGGAAGGCTACGGCGTAGCCGTTCTGGAAGCTGCTGGAGCCGTGGTTCAGCGTCGTGAGGCGGAAGAGCAGATCGCCCTCACGGGAGAAGCTGCGCACCGCATCCTTGGCGGGTGAGCCCAAGTAGGTTGCGCCCGGCGGGATTGGGATGTGGAAGTTCCCGAAGCTGTCGGTGCGGCACCGGATCGTTACGTCGGCGGTCAGTCCCAGCTTGTAGGTGTCATCCGGATAGGGAAGCGCGGTCGTGTACCAGCCCACGCTTTCGATCTGCGGGTCGTCGGATGTCGTCGGGTCGTCGTCGATGCGCCCCATGCAGAAGTGCGTCCCGGTGGCGCTGTCGCCCACGCCCACGAAGAAGAGGTCGCCGTCGAGCCCCGTGGCGAGACCGCAGGTGGGCTCCGAGTCGGTCACGCCGAGAACCCCCGTTTGGCCGTTCAGGTCTTGGTAGATGATGTCGCCGTTCGTGCCCGCGCCGTACACGTTCGAGGCGAGCAGGCACCACAGCATTCGGCCCGTCTCGTCGTGTTTCACGATCATCGCCTCCGGCCTGCGAAGCCGCGCCACCCACGCCTGCCCCGAGTCCGCGTAGTCGTCGGCAAGCGGCAGGTCGTAGCTCACCTGGTTCACGAACTCCGGATAGTGCGGGTGCGGGTAGTCCGCGTTCTGGTCCTGGAGTAGCGCCGAGATTCCGTAGCGCGACATCAGAGAGCCTTCCAGCTTCTCCATCTCCGTAGAGAGCCCGCCTGCCGCCGTGTTCGCATAGGGGAGGTCTGGATCGGCGCTGTCGTTCGTGTGCGCGTTCGCCGCGTACTTGGGGTGCGTGAGGACCGTGGGGCCGGGGAAGTGCCGCTCACCGCCCAGCGTTGCCACCGTGCTCAGGTCCGTGCGGTTCCCCAGCGTCACGATCTCCGCGATCTCGCCGAAGAAGCCTTTGATGTAATCGTGAAACTCGGGGAGGCCCAGGCCCGTGGGCGAAGCCTCGACGTTGAGGTTGACCGTCACGTCTCCGGGGCTCGGGCTCGAAAGCGTCGAGGGCCCCGTGTAGCCAATCGGCAGCGCTTCCCAGCGATCCACCGGGTGCCCGTTGATGCGGAACGTGGAGCGCGTCTGGAGGTTGCGCGCCCAAACGATTTTGCCATCCGCTGCGCTACCCGATCCGCCGGGAGGCGAGGACATGGAAAGCGTCGTCTCGTTGACCTTCGTGAACGCGTAGCCGGTGCCGCCGATGTAGACGGTGCCGCTCGCGCCCGTCGGGTATTCGCTCATCCAGTCCTGCTCCGCGTCCAGCACGTAGGCCGAATCGACGTAGCTGCCCGCCGCGTCATAGAACTCGTTGAGCCCCCCGCAGTGCAGGAAGGTGATGACGCACCAGCCCTCCTCGGTCAGCGAACTCGCGTCCGAGAACGTGCCGGGCTTCGGCCACCCGAACTTCCCCGCGCCACGCTGGAGCGGCATCCCAGGGTAGTCAAAGATCGAGGTCCCCGCCGTCCACGCGCCAGGGTCATACCCATCGTCGTCCGCGTTGCTCGTGCGATACCCGGAGCTGCTGGTGTACGCGCGCGCAGTGCCGGGAGCGTGAGAGCCCTTGAGGGACTTACTCTTGCCCCAACAGAACAGGTCGTTGTCGGTCGTCGCAATGTCGTCGCCCGAGTTGACGAGGAGCCCCGAGCGGTAAGCGCCAGTCCCGCCAACGTCGAAGTTCACCGTTGATGCCCCGTCGTATTTGCGGTGGTGCATCTGCTGGAAGAGGAAGCGGCGCGCGTCAAGCGGCTGGCCGTCGTCCGTCTCCTCAAAACCCGGAGTGCTCGCCGTGTAGGGGCGGCAGACGATGAAGGTGCAGAACGCCGCGTCGCCGTGGTTGGGGACCGTCGTCTTGCAACTCTCCCGCTCGTTGAACCGCCCACCGCCCGGAAGCGAGAAGAGGCCCTGCGAGCCGTTGAAGCGCAGCGTCGGGACCTCAAGCGTGCCGTTGTAGTCCAATGTCGGGGCCGGGGCAGGGTCGCCCTCGTAGGTGGCCCCCTTGAGATAGGGCCTCCCCGCGCCCAGCCGGTCGTTCCACAGCACGACTTCATCGCCATCGCCGTAGATTTCCGCCAGGTCTTCGGAGCGATGCCAAGCCCAGATGCGCTGCTCGTAGTTGTCGAGGTCCGTCGGCGTCCAGCTTTCGAGCGAGATCCCGACGCCGGGTTTCGTTGGCGACGTGTTCCGGTCCGCGAACGCGGGGTGCCCCGTGTAGCTCGACCCGTCCGGCGCGAGGTCCATGCACGTCGAGGGGTAGGGAACCTGATACTCGCTCTCCACCAGTGGCTCCGCGCTGTTCAGGGCGACCAGCGTGCGTACGTAGCTGCGGTACTTCTCGTTGAACTGGAGCAGCGCCTTGAGCTTCCCGTTCACGAGCTTCAACTCGCGGACACGAGCGTCGGTGCGATACTCCCACTCCAGGACCGGCTCCGTCTCGAAAGACGTGTCGATGACCTTCTGGCGCACTCGGTAGATCGCCGCCCCGGTCGCCCCCGAAGCGCCGTTGTGAACGCCCACCATGATCGCGTTGTCGCTCCCGATCACCATCGGGCCGAGGACGAAGGACTTGCTTGCGAGCTTCAGCGAGAACGTCCATTCAACCGCTCCGCTGCTGCTGCGCTTCTCGATCACGTTCCCGGTCAGCACGTAGACGTTGCCCGACGAGTCGGTGACGACGTTGCGCGCATCCTTCTTTGCCGTGGTCTCCTTCTCCCAAACCAGCGAATGCTTCTCGCGCCCGTCGCCGTTGGCCTCGATCTCGTCCTCAGTCGCCTCATAAACGACCGTCTTGTTCTCGTAGACGATGGAGGCCACGACGCGCACGGGGCCCGGCATCGCGTATTCGTAGTGCTTCGCCATGCCCTCGCGCTGGGAGATGCGCACGCGCCGATCCCCGCCCACCGAGCGCACGTTTTCCGCGTCGTAGGTGGTGTCCGCGCGCTGATCGCTGAACGCCCGCGTCTCGTCCACGCCGCGAAGCGGCATCGGCAAGATCATGTCGCGGCGACGCATGAGCTACTGCACCCGCTGGAACTGGACGAAGATGAAGTCTTCTGCGGTAACGGCGGGGAACTCGACGTACCAAGCCCCCAGCATCACAGGCCCCTCGCCCGCATCCCACTTGAGGTCCAGCCCCTCGCTCGCGCCGCCCGCCATGCAGCGGAACTTCGCCGCGAGGTCGCCGCTCTCGTGGTAGAACTCGACGACGTGATCGACGTTCGCCGTGGGCATGATGAACCGCCGCAGCTCCGTGCGGTCCCACCTGTTGGCGTACGTATCCGAAGCCGTCGCCGTGTACCCGCCAACCCCGTCCGAGGGGTAGTAGGCGGTCGTCGCGGCTTGCGCGGAGTCGAACTGGATGTGAGGGAGCTGCACGGGTCAGCTCGTGGGGGGCTGATGGACGGCGTGGATGCGGTAGAGAATCGTCCCGCCTGCGCTGGTGTTGAAGGAGAAGCCCCCCTTCATCCGCAGGCCGGGGCGCATTGGGTGCGTGCCAGCCGGAAAGATCTGCGAGGTCGTCGCGTCCTCGTTCTCCACCAGCGTCAAGAAGGCTCCGCTCGCCACCGTGACGTGAGTGATCTCGACCCAGAACTCCCCGGACGAGAACCCCATGTCCGTCCAGTGTGCGTTACCAGCGGTCGTGGTCTTCGCACCCCGCCCGTTATCAGGGTACGTGGCCGAGCCGTCAGCGGCGGTCGAGGTCACGCGGTACACCCCATCGGTCGGGTAGACGCGCGCCGAAGAACGGTTGTCGGGTGGAATCATAGCTAGAAGCCCAGTGACGGGAAGTAGGAGATAGCAGAGCGATTCTGCGGGTCAAAAGACGAGCGGGGCGCGATAGCCCCGTTCCTGACAGGTGCTCCCTGCGGAGCATTGCGTACATCGGCGCGGGTCGAGGCGCGGAACTGGTGGCCAACCTCGACCGCCGCGAGGCGCTGCCCCACGTCGTCGCTTTCATCCCAGCCACGAGCGTACGCCTTCGCGTACTCCAGAAGCAGCGGGTCCATGTAGTCGGGGATCGGGAGCACCGAGTCCGTCGAGCTGATCGTCGGCCACTTGCGGAGGTAGACCACGTGCGCCGCGTTCACCTTCGCCGACTGGCGCTCTGGCCAGATCTTGAGCAACTGCGTCGGGGCGCTCAGGTCCGTGAGCGACTGCCACTCCAGCGCGTACCCGAACGCGAGGCTCGCGCCGACCAGATGCTCCGCGTCGAGCTGCGCGATGTCCACGTAGGGGAGCGGGTAGAACGCCTCGTTGATGTTGCCAAACACGTTGATGACGCTGCCCACGTCGGAGGGGAGCGCGATCCGCGACGTGTTGATATCGAGCGTCGCCGTACCCGCGAAGGTCGCCGTGGTTGGGCTGTCCGCAATCGTGATCGAGTCATCGTCCACGCGCGACACGATCTTGAAGTCACCATACTCCGTGCCGTTCAACGTCAACGTCACGTAGTCGCCGGGCACCAGCACGTAGTCGGCGTATATCCCCGCCTTGGATAGCGTCCCCGTCGTGCCCACGAACGAGGCCCCTGTCGCGGAGATGGGCGCGCGAAACTTGAGGTCGCCCCTCGCGCGCCGGAGGTAGCGCCACTCCTGCGATGCCTCCATTGCTCGCGCCGCGTAGTTGAGTAGCGAGAACTGGTCATGCTCGCTCGCCAGCGAACCCTTGAGGTCAGCTTCGATGTGCTGGAAGACTTCGGATGCAAGCATGAGTGAATGGTGCCCCGCGCCGCGCCCCAAGAGATGACGCGACGCGAGGACTTGGGTTTACGCGCCTTTCAGGTAGAAGCCGGTTCCGTCGAACCAGACATACCCGGTCGCCGCAGCGGAGATCGCAGCGGGAGCCAGGGCGATCACGACATCGTTGGCCGGGGCCGTGATGACCCCAGCGCTGCCGTCAGCGGAGGCCGCGTCGCCAGCGGACAAGCCGCCGGAGCCCGCGAGGATCTTGACGTAGCCCTTCACCGCGAACTTGGCGGTCTCGCCGGAGCCCTTCGACTCCATCGCGACGATCCAGACGTTCGCTTCAAGCGCGCCATCGGGTCCCGCCTTCGACGTGGTGACTTGGCCAAGGTTGGCGACGGTCGCGGTGGTCAGGTCCATCGCGTAGACGCTGCCCTCGGTGACTGCCGCGTGAGTCGTGAGGTAGACGAAGTCCAGCGCGGGCTTCGCCCCCACGTTGTCGGCGTTCGGTTCTTGATAGAACTTCATAGGTTGGTTCCCTCCTGGGGATCAGATGTCCGCGCTCGGCGAGACGATGAAGTGGCGGCGGCGGTCCGGGCACCAGACTTGGTTCGCGGACTTCCAGATCTGCACCCAGTCGTAGGGCTTGCCCACTTCGGTCAGGTTGACCGGAGCGTCGGGCTGCATGAAGTTGCCCTTCTGGAACAACAGGCGCATGTACTTCCGGGTGATGCCGTAGTAGCGCGGGCCCGTGATGTCGGCGGCGGTCTCAGCGACGAGCGCGTTGCCGCCCGCGTTCACGTACAGGGCCGCGTCGTTCAGGATCGACACGTTCACGAACGTCATCATCCCGATCTTGAGGCCGTACGGAGTGATCTCCATGTTGCCCCACGAGTTGCCCGAGTGGTTGCGGTAGGCAGCCTGCACGAGATCGCAGCCCCAGTCCGAGGTCAGGATCACCTCCGGGATGCTCTCGGGCGAAGCGTACTCCGACCCAACAGGCATTCCCTGGAAGTTGGCAGCGCGGCAAGCAGAGACAAGCGCACCGATCAAGTCCGTCGCGTCGTCAGCGTCACCGCCAGCGGTCGCGTACGTCTTGCGGACGTTGTCATACTTGTTGTTGGTCTGCGCCATCGTCACGCCGTTGATCGCCGTGATGTTGGTCGAGCCATCCGCTTGAAGCGCCATGCCGCTCGTCTCTTCGGTGATGTAGTAGGGGATCGACAAGAACTTGTCGCCCGCCTCCATCGCCGTTTGGTCGGCAGCCTCCCAGAGACCCGTTTCCAAGTCTTCCACACAGTCGTCCTTGAGGATCTGGTGCTTGGAGTCCAGCGTCTTCTGGAACTGCGCCCGGACGTACTTCGGCCCCATCGAGGGGTCGAGGTTCGCCGCGATCTCGCTCTCGTTCCACGCCATCGGGGTGGCGGCGTAGGAGATGGGAGCCGAGATCTTCACGCCCGACTGGAGGTTGTCGTACGACGAGAAGGTCATCGCACCACTGCCGCCACGGATCGTGCGCCGCACGCGCTCGGTGAACAGGGTCTCCTCAAGGGTGTGGCCGAGGGAGAACGCCTCTTTCATGTTCGGCAGTACGTGCGTCAGCGTGTACTTGCCACGGGAGACGAGGTTTCGATACCCCTTCCCCACGTCTTGCAACAGGTGAGTGTTGCTCGTGTCGCGAGCCATGCTCGGGAACACGTCGGTGATTTTAGCCATTGGATTGGCCTCCGGTGAGTGTTGCTACCACCGAGGCCAATCCGGGCTTCTCGCTACAGGTGCTCCGGGAAGTTCTCACGGAAGAAGTCATCCGTGATGTCCTGCAAGCGCTCATCGCGCGTCTTCGGCGTTGAGGGCGTGTTCCCGGAAGGCGCTGCGGCGGGCTTCCCCGTGCGGACCTTGGTGGCTTGCTCACGTTCAGGCTTCGCGTCCCCCTTGGCGTGGCGGATGACGCGGCGCATGTAGTCGGCGGGGGTCTCACCCTGCTCGACATCCACGCCGTCCATCACAGCTTTCGCCTTGGCGAACGCGAGAAACTTGTCGCGAGCGTCAGGATTGGAAAGATCACTCCCGGACAGCTCTTCTTGGATCACCTGTTCAATCGGTGCAAGCTGGCGGGCCTGCGCGTCTTGGTCGAGGCGAGACTGGAGCGCAGCATTCTGCGTCGCCAGCGTCTTCAAGAGGTCTGCAACCGGGGCGGCTTCTTCTCCGAACTGCTCCACAAACGGGGTCAGAGCCTCTTCCAGCTTCGCGGGATCCAATGCCGGGGGAGCCTCTGCCGGAGGCTGCTCCGCTTGGGCCGCATCGCGGGAGTCCTGGCCGTCTTGGCTTTCGTCCTTCGATTGACCTTGAGACGATGTCCAGTCGCGGTCTCGCTGCCGCCTGCGCGTGTTCAGCTCGACCCCAAAGGCGATCACCTCACCTTCGGACTTCCCCTTGAAGGCAGCGGGTTCGAGGCCAGCGCGCTTGATCTCGTCGATTGCGTCGGCGTAAGCGACGGGATCGAAGGACGCTGGGGGCTCTTCTGTCTCCCCTTGTAGGCCCTCGGGCTCGGGCTGTCCAGTCAAAGTGTCGGATTTCGCTACACTTTCCGGCTCCTCGGGCTCAAGAACGGGGGGAGCCTCCACGGCGACCGGGTCACTGTCGATGCCCAAGCGCTTCCACTCGGCCTCGAAGGCTTCCTCGGACATGCCTTGCGGCTGGGCCTCAACTTCGGGGGATGTCTCTTGGTCGGTCATACTCATGTGGGTGTCCTAGCGGAGTTCCGCGCCAGCCATCTGGCGCATGGGGTTGGGTGAGTTGGTCGGGATTACAGGCGGAGCGCCCGCCTGCGGAGCGCCCTGCTCTTCGGCGGGCAGGTAGTCGCCCAGGTTGGGCTGGTTGAGCTTCGCGCCCGCGTCGTTCAGGTAGCGCTTCGCGTCGAATCCCGGATGCCCAGCCTTGATGTTGAGTGCCTGCATCAAGAGGTTCGCACCATCCAGGACGCGCTTCTGCTGCAAGCCCTCGTTCGTGCGCGCCATCGACATGGGGACGATGCGGATGCTCTTGCCGTCGATGGCCGCGCCCGGATCGCCTTTGCGGTTGAGCGCCGAGCCGCCGACATACAGCACCAGCTCGCGCGCGTTGGGGTCGAGTTGCGCGCCATCCACGGGCAACCCAGCGCGCTTGAGGTCCTGCACGCCCTCCTCGACCGCCTCATCCGGAAGGTGGATGGCGAAGTCTGGGGAGTGCTCGATGTGCCACGCGGCGCTTGAGAGCATCTTCTCGTAGGTCGAGAACAGCGGCGCAGCGTAGAGCCCCGTGCGCGTCGTGTACGCCTGATTGGCCAAGCTCTCGGCGGTCGCCGTGGTGTCCGAGCCAGCGACCTGCCGCAGCGTGTCGCTCATGCCCAGCGTTTTGTCGGCGCTCTCGCCGGAGACCTGCAAGATCTGCATCAACTCGTTGCTGATACCGCCCGTTTCGAGCTGGCGGATGCCCTCGATGAACTCCGCCGCAACCTCGACATCGACCACGCCGTCCTGTAGAGCCTCCCGGATCTTGTCCGCGATGCCGTTGTTGGCCACGATGAAGCGCTTGTACGCAATGGCCGCTTTCGTAACCGCAGCCCCGGCGCGAGCGTCTAGGTCAACCTGCTCCAGTCCCGCGCGGAATGGCGCGATCCGCGTGCCGCCACCCGGATTGGGCACGCATTCACCAACCGCATACAGGCCCGCCGCAGGCCCTCGGTACAGGCGTGGCCTCCGAAGGTCGCGATAGGCCCGGTCGCCATCGGCCAGCATCGTGTAGATCGTCCCCGTGTAGAGCGTGCGGTCGCTCGGGTCTTCGTCGCCGCTGTAGTTCGCCACCGCCTCGTCGTCGATGAAGTGCGGCGTGTAGAGCTGGACGACCTTGACCTTGCCGGTCTCGCCCTGCTCCGTCAGCTCCCCGACCGCCTCTTGCACCCAGTCGTTCTCCTCGTCGTCGGCGGCTTGCGCGCGAATCAGATCCACACTCTCCATCCAGCAATGCCCTTCGTAGCGGCGTTGCTCCGAGAGGGTCGCGTACGGGTCCGAGAAGTAGGCTTCTGGTGCGATGTAGTGCATTCGCGGCATCGTCATGGTCGCCGCTCGATCCACGGTAAGTTCGCGTCCGTCCCACGTCAGGAAGGTCTGGCCCTCCATGTAGCGCGGGTACGGCGCATCGGGGTCATGCGTCACCATCCCAACGCCTCGCCATGCGAGCGCGTCCGCCGCCATCTGCTGCCAGATCGAGAGCCAGCCCTGGCGGTCCATCAGCACCTCAAGCGCGTATTTCAGCCCAATCGAGTCCGACCGTGCGCTGCCGGGGATCATCGACTCGACCGCGAGGCTTGGGTTCTGGTGGACGCACTGGGGCAGGAAGATCGTCAGCGCTTCCCAAAAGCGGTTCGTGAGCGCGCCGTTCTTGCCCGCGAGCGCCTTGCGGATCTCTTTCAAGTCTCTCACGCCCTCCCGGTGCTCCTCGCACTCGGTTGCGTCGCGGTAGAGCTTGAAGCGCTGCTCGGGTGTGTCGAAGTAGTGTTTCTGCATGGGGGGTCACCGGGAACGGCGCATCGCTGCTGCCTCTGCGCGGCGCTGCCGCTGGATGTCGGCTTCGGTGAGGCCCACCTGGACCTGATACACCGAGCGGGGCTGTGGGGGCGCGACGGGGGCCGCGTGCTGGTTCGACCAAAGGTAGGTCAGGAAGTAGCGATCAGCGTCCATGCCGTGGTTGTGCATGTCGATGGGCTCATCCTTGTTCGGCTTGTCCTCCTTGACCTCGGGGTAGGCGTAGCGGTCGTACTCCTGGAGATCGTCGGTGGGCCAGTGGAGCGCGACGAGGTGCTGGTCGGGCTCATTCTGGAGCGCGGCATCGAGGTAGCGCAGTCGCGGCTCGCCCGTGTC